GAACGGCATCAGGACGTCCAGAACGGACTAAATGATCCCTGTCGGCGAATGGCTCGTCGCCGCGCTTAAGGAACCACTTGAGCAAGGCACCCTCACCCGTAGCCGTAGAGGCTCGTGGTTTGGAATACACGACATGTCCTTTAACCTGAGGACTATGCGTGTCAGGGCTAAGTCGCTCGGTGTCGAAACCGAGAAACGAAACCCTACCCAGCACAGGTGAGTTCTGGTGTACGTACGGGTACCGACCCCCCAAAAGGGGCCCGATCCCATCGTCTAGCCAGAACGCCGTCTTCCAAAGACCGGCCTCGTAAAGCCGATTCCTGAGAGAGACGACAGCAATCACCTCAGTCGCGTCCTTCAGTGAGGACGGGAGCACACTACGAACACGCGTTATGGAAACATCGCGTCCGCGGTAATACTCCCGTCCGCAAGACTCCCGGAACATTCCGGTTCCGAATGACTTGTCCACGTTCACCTTGAGGCTAAATTCCTCCAAGGCCCGGATCACTGATGGCATGCAATCGACGGGGATAATAATATCGTCCCCGTAGACGCGCACCTTGCCCGCAAAGGATTTGATATCCCTGCGGGAGAACTGACGCTTGTGCGCTCGCTGAATCCCCATCATCACCACGGTCAAGAAGACCATAGCTTCAAAGGGGAAACAGAGCGCAGAACCCATCGACGCGAACTTGGCCAGGCGAACAACACCATGGCCAGGCACATCAGCCTTCCGACTCCTGCAAGCATCCACCGCATCGTGAAGATGTGGAAAATGCTGAAGCATTCGGCGTACATGCTGATTCGAGACTCTATCGGAAGCTTCAGAGAGATCGATCGTCGCGAGACGACCGGTCCTGGAGCCCTCCTCTGCCAGGCGCTGATTAGGCGTCTGGTCGGAGAATCCGAGCATGCCGGAGACAGTATTATCCGTCTCCAACTCGCGGACGAACACCTCCATCAAGGCCTGTTGTGCATATTGCATGCACGTGGGCTCAATGGCGATAATCCGCGGAGTCTTGAGCGTTTTAGGGACAAGAATGACCTTAACAGGTCGTTCGCGCCCGGGTTCGAGGAAGTCAGTGGCATCTAGGAGGTAATTAAACCTCCAGTTGGGAAGGCAGTAGTCACCGTAAGGGAACTGCTGCTCTAGCCGCTCGGTCCATTCCAGCTGCGTAAACTTCGCGTTACCGCGGAGCTTGTCAGCTGTGGAGCCGGGCCCATGCTTCGGTATAAGCGTGCCGTTGTAGACCTCTCGGTCAACAGTGG